GAAATGTATGTTATTAACATGGATGCTGATTTTGTATCAGAAAAAAGCACGTGGGAAGAATTCATAAAAGAAATACAAGAAGAAAATGAAATAATAAAAGCTACATTAAGTTTAATAGAAGAAAAATATATAATATGCGTAGTTGACGGGAATACAAAAGAATCGTCTGAAAGTTTGCTAAAGGCACAGTGCAAGGATAACGAAAAAGCAATTGAATACATAAAAAGTAAATTGGAGTGATGATTAGTATGGAAATTTTTAATCCTATATTCGGTGCAGTAATGGTGGTGTTTATTTTAACGGGATTGCGCGGATATAATAAGTACGATAGTAGTTGGTATCGCCTTTTAAATAATATTTTGTTTATGATCGGATTATTGGGATTTGTGACGTATTTGCAATGGTGACCAAAAACTATTTAATCAAAGAAGTCATAAAGGAGTAACCATGATTATTCTAAAAAATGGAAAACCTGTTGGATGCACACAAAACGTATATGACTTGCCAGAGTATTGTAAGGATTGTGAATTGAGAAATACAGTATCTTGTACCGTAAATGGATATGATATGGAACAAAAACCAGATCCTATTTACGAGAACACCGCTAAAGTTATTGGAAACCTTGTTGCCGAAAAACAGCTCCAATACGGTAATTCATTCGGAAATGCGGGAAAGATATTGAAGGTCTTATATCCAGACGGGATTTCCGTCGACCAAATGGAAGATGCTTTGGTGGTTGTACGTATCGTTGACAAACTTTTTCGTATAGCCAACGGTAATCAGGGTTCTGAAGACGCCTTTCAGGACATAACTGGATATGGGTTGTTGGCGGTAGTTCGGAACAAACGGTGATGATATGTATAGGTTAACAGAATCAAATATCGTCCAAAAAGTATAAATAGATAGAAGCTATAATATCATAACATGGCACGTACTTTGGCATCCATTGAAACCATCAGCGAACTAAACCCAATTAGCGGTGCGGATAAAATAGAAGTTGCCCGAATAAAAGGCTGGAATGTAGTTGTAAAAAAGGGACAATTTGAAGTTGGAGACAAAGTCGTTTATTGTGAAGTTGATTCTGTTTTGCCGGAACGTCCTGAATTTGAATTCCTAAAAGATAAGCATTATAGAATCAGAACTGTAAAATTGCGAGGCCAGGTTTCACAAGGAATATGCTTTCCACTAGATGTCTTAAATAGTGGCAATTGGAATTTGCCTGATGATTTTGAAGTACCGCCTTTCAGAATAGATGAGTTGGAACCAGGATTTGATGTAACCGAAATACTTGGTATTACAAAGTATGAAAAACCGATTCCAGTTAGTCTGCGTGGAAAAATAAGGGGTCCAATATCAAGGTTAGCTGTTCCAAAAACTGATGAGATGCGGGTTCAAAACATTCCAGATGTTTTGGAAAGACATAAAGGTAAGACATTATATATTACGGAAAAAATAGATGGCACCTCAATGTCTTGTTATATTGATCCTGAAACAGGATTACATGTTTGTTCCAGGAATGTGGACCTTGCACCAGATTTCGAACATAGTTGGAATGGTAATTCTTACTGGGCATATGTCAATGAATATAATATTGAAGAAATATTAAAGCAGATGGGTGGAACAATTGCCATTCAAGGTGAACTATTTGGAAAAGGTATTCAAGGTAGTAAATATAAAATACCAGATATTAGATATCGTGTATTTAATATGTGGGATATGGTCAACCATTGTTATCTAGACATTGCTACCATGAAGGATGCTGTTGATACATTCGGACTTGGCAATGATTTCTTGGTACCATACCTGGGAGAAATTGAACTTAATCATACCGTGGATGATCTACTTCAGTTAGCAGATGGTACTTCAACCATATCTGATGTTGCTAGAGAAGGTCTTGTATTCAGGCCATTAACTGAAGAAACGGATTACAGGCTTGGCCGTCTATCATTCAAGGCAATTAGTAATAAGTTCTTATTAGAATATGGGGAATAATATGAATTATTGAATTAGCTACCAAAAGCTATATAAAGAATAAGCACTAACTAGTAGTTGGTGATAGTAATGAATCAAATGCATCAGATACCGAGAAGAATTGTTGAGTTGTATGATGCCCTGATAAATGCAGTTAGCGAAGGGCATCGTGCATTAATTATTTATGAATACAAAAATATGTATAATGAGGTGAACAAATGACCATAAAGGAATTCATTAGTGAAAACAGGAAAATGCTTGATGAAAAGTTCGCGAAGAAGTATCCTAATGGCAAATTTGCTATTCAGGTATTTAATGGAAAAAATAGTTTGCATTGGGTACCTAAAAGAAATACTGCTTGGTTGTCAGTGAAAGGTATATCCAATACCGAAGAGAATGGTATCATAATTGATAGATTTTATCAGAATTCATCATTTGGTAAGGTTTATAATTATGACAATCTCGAAAGTTTGTTAGCAAAAGCAAAAAAATTGGGGTTTTCAAATGAGTTAATAAACAGATTTGCAGAAAGATACCAAAAAAGAGATATCAAATAACGTATAATCGTATTTTGTTTTTTTATTTTCATTATTATTTAAGAGGTGTATATTTTGTCAAAAATGAATTTACAAAAATATAATGTTTATCCTTCTTTTAGACCAGGTCAAGAAAAAGCAATAACCCAAATGCTAAAATCTTGGGAATCGGGAAATAAAATAATTAATTTAAATGCGCCAACAGCTGCGGGAAAAACTCTTGATTTATATATATTTGGAAAAATATTAGAAAAAGAATATTTTGTTAGTAATATTTTGTTCACGTCGCCGCAAGTGTCGTTAATCCAGGAAGGCAACCTTTTCGGCCTTCCGAAAATAGTTGGTAAACACAATTATAAATGTCTTGGAATTCCTGGATATACCGCGGAGGATTGTCCATTTGGTTCACGAGAACCAGGTTTTGCCCGGTGTTCTGAATGCCCATATAGGATAGCAAAAGCTGCCTTCAAAAAAGCAAATTTCCGCGCAACGACATTTGCTCGGTATCAAGTAGACCCAAGTCTTTACCTTGACACGAAAGTCCTCGAAGTCGATGAATCCACAAATTTGCCGAACGCTCTATTGGATTCCGCAACAATAAAATTGAATATCGCTATTAAGAAAACCAATTTAGCAGAAAGAAAAGAACTTCTGAAAAAAGAATTATCAAAATTAGACATAAAGGATTACCTCAATGAATATTCACAAGTGTTGCAAAAAAAGTTAAAAGAAGTTACCATAAATTGTAAGGACGTTCGAAAAGACATTATAGGTGCTAATAGAAAATTAACTGCTCGCGAAACAAAAATGCTATCGAAGGTTCGAAAAGAATATAGCTATTATAGAAACAACTTAGATTCTTGTAATCAGGCGTTGCGATACCTAAGTCTGGAAGTTCCTTATGTACTTACAACGGATAACGAAGAAGTATTCAATGTTAGTACTCGCAGAAAAGAATTAACGGTTAGTCCTTATTTTAAACTGCTAGACTGTAAGGTTCCGTTCGCTGACCTTGTTGCGAAATTGGATTGCGTGGTTCTGGCATCAGGAACGCCAACAACTGAACTTCTAACCAACAAAGCAATTTCTGTTGACGTTATGCATCCAATACCAATTGATCGCCGAACTATATATTACGATCCAGTTGGTGCCATGACAAAAGACGGACGCTTCCGATTTGCAAAACCAATGGCTGAAAAAATATCCCAGCTCCATGACATGTTTTCAGAAAAATCAATTGTTCATTGTGGAAACTATCAAATAGCAAACCTCATTAATGAACATTTATGTAGGTTACAGCCTAATGTTTTGGTGCAGTTTCCCGGTGAACGAAATGAAGTATTAAAACATTGGATGCGATTAGATAATGCAATTTTTCTGAGCGTTGCATTTGAACAAGGACTAAACCTGGAAGGTCCAGAATATCCTATGAATATTGTAGCCAAAGTTCCTTTTCCGAATCTTGGAGACGACTGGATACAAGCACGAAACAAATATGACAATTATATGTGGTATTCCAAAACTGTTGCTATTCAAGTCCAACAAGCTTGTGGCCGAACAACCAGAACACCAAAAGACAATTCCATGACATATATTTTAGATGGAAGTTTTGGACCATTGCTCGCAAGAAACAAAAATCTTTTCCAGAAATGGTTTTTGGATGCGTTAGTGATTTGCTAACCAAAAGTTATTAATAACAAAAAAGTATAATGTTTTGTTGGTGGTAAAATGGATTCAGATGGAATTTGGATAATAATTATTTTGGTGGTAATGATATTCGTAATACCGATAGTCTTGCATAATGTATTGGCATAGGAAATTAAAAAAAAGTATACGAGGAATTTATGTTGATTTCAATTAGTATAATTAGTTATATACAATTTATTTTATTTGTATTCTGCATTTTTATGATACTATCAATGAATTCGTTTGCTGCGATAGTTGGTATGTTTGTATTATTTGTGTTGATAGCATTGGAGTTCTATATAAAAAATAAAGAAAATAAAGAATAAAAAAATAGTTTTTTTATTATTTTTTATTATTGTTATTTATTTTTGCTATTCAGTTCCGCTATAATTCTATCTAATATTTCTTCAGTTTTGTCGTCTTCTTGTCCCCATAAATAAACGAAATTACTATCACACGGAAATAATCCGTATATCTTGGCCATATTTTCGAGTAGTTGACCCATTCTGAGATCTGGCATTGATTCCCAAATGATACATAGTTTTTCGCATATTCGTTTGATACGGCGTGGGTCCCTCATAATTCCTCGATGCTTATAACTTCAACATCCCTTGGATCCACATCGTTGATTTCAAAATCATCGACGTTACATGAAGTCGTTGCAATTTCTTTTGCATCTTCTTCGCTTATTGCATCCACGAATACAGTCGCAGATATTGTTGCCACCGAAAATAGCGTTACTTTGTATTTCATAGTTATCAAGTTAGTGTTAGTATAGAAGTATAAGTAGTTTTTGGTTATTATGACCAAAAAGTATAAATACTAAATTGGTTAATATACGTGTTAGTGATGGTTTTATGTCTGAAAAATTGTCGGAACTTGTGGAAAAGCTAGAAAAGGAAAATGCTTCATACAAACGTCTCATTAGAAAGTGCATATTAATCGATGACAAATTTTTCGATGACAACATAAATGATTTTATGGTACTGCATTTGAATAGAACGTTGTCGTATTGTCCGTTTCCGGGTTTTTGCAAGTATTTTAAAGATTGTACAGAAACAAATTGTAATTGTGATGTATGTGATAATGGATATCCTAGAAGGTTTTGAGGATGTGTTGTTAAATGAAACATAATCACACTTGGAGTTATTATTAAATGCAATTTCAGTTAATCGGAACATCATATCAAAATTTGGCTAGCGGTCCTGCCATTAAATTATATGGTCGACAATCAAACGGTGATTCTGTTAATTATACAATAACTGGGTTTAAACCGTATTTTTATGTGTTACCGAAAAATTTTGACGAAGTGAAATCATTGTTGGATACGTTCCAAGAAGTAACCGAATATTACGAAGAATATAAGTTCATGCCAAATGGTTATCAAGTTGAGCGCACTGAAGTACTCCAAGTTTATGTAAGTAGACCAGGCGACGTTCCAAGAATACGAGACGCATTAATTAGTCATCCAGCTGTTCAGGAAATATTTGAAGCCGATATAATATATGCAACTGCTCGGTTTTTCACGAACTATAACATTTTTGGAATGGGTTGGGTCGAAGTCGATGGAAACGACATAAAACCTCTCAATAACGTTATAGAAAATGCGCCATTAAGATATATTGGTTTGGATATTGAAGTACAACCGCCAGAAGTTGGAGTACCGGTAGCCAAAAACGGTGACCCAATAACCATAATGAGTCTGAGCTTCAATATGGATTTTGAAGGAACCAGGAGCCTTGTATTGGTTGGAAAACCAGGCAAGGACACCAAAGACGTTAAATATTATCCGGATGAATCTTCATTGCTACTAGCGTTCATTGATTATTTTAATAGATTTGATCCTGATGTAGTGGCAACGTACAATGGTCATATGTTCGACTTTCCTTATATTGCTGATAGGTCAGAAGCGTTGAATGTACCGTTGAAAATAGGACGCGATGGTTCTACATTACAAGTAAAGGAATTTGGCAGTCAAAAAGAAGCCAATATGGTTGGAAGGGCATCAATAGACCTAATGGACGCCATCAAACTTAATTATTCGCTTTCTAGTTATAGTTTGGAAAATGTGTCCAAGACTTTACTTAATAGACCAAAGCTGGATGTCAAAGCTAGCGAAATGCGGCGTATTTGGTTGGAAGGCTCCGAACAAGAGTTACATGACTTTGTGTCATATGCTGCAAGAGATGCTGACCTTCTTCAAGACATCATTAGTGAACTTAAATTAATTGATCGCTATATTGCCATTAGCAAAGAATGTGGTCTACTTCTCCACGAATCCATAAATGGTGGACAGTCTCGTCGTATTGAGTCGATGCTACTGCGCGGATTTTTTGAAGAAGGCCGGTTATTTCCATTGAAGGATAAACGTGGTAGCAAAAAAGAAATTGACGTTGTGGAAGGCGGAAAAGTATTTGATCCAGAACCAGGTCTTTACAAAGAAGGTCTTGTTATGGATTACAAGTCGCTGTATCCTAGCGTTATCAGGGCCTATAATATTTGCTGGACTTCTATAGTCAACGAAGAAAATGTTAATGTTAAAACTATTTTGGCACCAAACAATGTCAGGTATGTTGATCATTCCGTTTATGAAGGTATAATGCCGCGCATACTTACAAAGCTTTATAACAAACGCGTGGAATTAAAAACCGCCATGAAAAGTGCCAAAACAGAAGAAGAAAGAAAATTTCTGGATGATAAACAGTATGCTGTGAAGATACTCCTCAATTCTTTTTATGGATACACCGGCGCCGTTCTGAGTCGATTATACGATCCTAGGTTGGCTAATTCTGTTACAAGTGCGGGCCGTCAAGCTATAACATTAACCAAGGAAACCGCAGAAAGTCTTGTTAATTGTAAGGTGGTTGGTGGCGATACGGATTCTATTTTCATCCATTTGTTGGATGGCAAAACACCAGAAGATGGGCAAAAGGCGGCTAAAATAATTCATGATGCCATGATGGAAAAATTGCCACCACCCATGGAAATAGATTTTGAATGTGCAGTTAAAAGTATGTTGCTTCTTAAGAAGAAACATTATGCCATGTGGATAATGGAACCTTCCAAAGATGGTTGGAAAGACAAAATGAAATACCGCGGTATTGAACTTAGAAGACGGGACTGGGTTCCACTTGTCGGCGAAACAATGGAAAAGGTACTAGAACTCATATTGAAAGAAAATAAGGTCCAAGAAGCCTGGCAATATACGAATGATATTGTTACTCGGGTATCTTCTTTGCAAGATATTCGTGATGATCCGGAACTTGCAGAAAAATTGATACTAAGTAGAAAAATTGGTAATATTAACAGTTACAAGAATATTCAGCCCCATGTGACTGTTTATAAGAAAATGGAATCCCGTAAAGAAACGTTACCTGGTCTGGGAGATCGTATCCAGTACTATGCGTTGCCAGGAGCATCTTCTGCAAAGTATGGTGGCATAAGTCAATGCGTTGATACACCAGAATTTGTAAAAAATACAGATGGACGTATAGACAACAACTGGTATGTTACTCATCAAATTATACCGCCTCTAGAACGCATATTTGAATGCATAGGCATTTCGATCCAGACCGGCAAAAAACTAGAAAAAGAATCAAGTTTGTTTGAATTTTCCGAAACAGACGATCAGAAACCAAAAACCGTATTAACCCCAAAACAGACCAAAACTGGATTGTTCGCATTCAC